ATAAAAATGGCTGCTGATTGGGAAACTTCTATGTCTAATATAAATACTTTATTTGATGATAGTGGAGCAAGTATTAAGAGAATGGATAAGGGAATTAAAGAAATATTAAAAAGTTCTCCAAAGTCAGCAGAGGATTTAGGTGCTTCTGCTTATAATATTGTATCTGCTGGAATATCCGACACAGCTGAAGCGTTAAAAGTTTTAGATGTATCTCAAAAATTAGCAGTAGCTGGATTAGGTGAAACAACAGAAGCGGTTGATATAGTTACATCAGCTATTAATGCTTTTGGCATAGATACAAAATATGCTAACGATATTGGAGACTCCTTTTTTCTAGCAGTTAAAAGTGGTAAAACTACTGTATCAGAATTAGCACAGGGTTTTGGTCAGGTTGCTCCATTAGCAAATGCAATGGGAGTAAGTTTTGAAGATTTAATTGGAACTGTATCAGCTATGACAACTTCTGGTATGAAAGCAAGCGTAGCTTATAGTCAAGTAAGAGCGACATTAAGCAATTTATTAAAACCGACAAAAGAAATGCAAGAACTTTATGACGAACTTGGAATGAGTGTTGAAGATGTTAAAACAAGTATGAGTGAAAAAGGATTAATTGGAACTTTAAGAATGCTATCAGAATCAGTTGAAGGAGATACAGCAATGCTTGGTAAAATGTTCGGTTCAGTTGAAGGTTTAAATGCAGTTATGATGTTATTAAATGAAACTGGAGATAATGCTAATATTATAATTAACGATATGATAACAAGCAATGGTATATTAAATGATAAATATAAGGAGCAAAGTGAAACCACTGAAAATCAATATAAGATACTAAAGAATAAAATGAATGTAATGATGATGGAATTAGGTAAAAAGATACTACCTTTAGTTATAAAAGGAATGGAATTATTAAGTGCCTTTATTGACAAAGCCACAGAAAATTGGGATAAATTTACTACTGTATTGTCTAAAGTATTTATAGCATTTGACAAAGTCGCTAGCGCTGCGAAAAATGCTTGGGAATGGGTAAAAAAGGCAACGAGTGTAGTTGGTGGCGGTATATCAGGAGTAGCTTCTAAAGTAGGCGGATTTTTTACTGGCAAAGCAAGCGGTGGTTATGTAAGCGGTGGAACTTCTTATGTAGTAGGTGAACAGGGTCCCGAATTATTTACTCCGTCAGTAAGCGGAAACATTATACCAAATAATAAATTAAGCAGTGGTGGCGGAATAATTATAAATGTTTACGGCGATGTATCAGGCGAGGAATTAATAACCAAAGTTTCTGATGGTATAATGAATAATTTAAGATTGAATTATAAATTATCAGCTTAATAAAATGGCAATAATTTTGAAAATCAACGCAGCAGACAAGTCAAACAATGTAGTTTGGAAGAGTTTAAATATTAATAAAAAATTATCAAGATTAGTAGATACAGCAAAGTTTACAGTTAGAAAATATGGAAGCATATCATACACCCCGACAGTCGGTGATGACATAGAAATAAAAGAGGGGACTGATGTTATCTTTGCTGGTGAAGTGCTTAATTGGAATGAAAGAGTTGAAACGAGCAAGGGAGTAGTATTTGATATAAATTGTGTTGACTGGCTTTATAAGTTTGATAGCGAAACTGTATCAGAAGCGTATGAGAGCCAGACAATACAACAGATTATAGACCATATTATTGCTAATTATACCAGTGGCGGATTTACCTCGAATAATGTTGACGGTACTTTCACAATAGACAAGATAGTTTTTAATAATGTATATCCGAGTGCCTGTTTAAAAAGATTAGCGGATATATTAGGTTATGATTTTTATATAGATGAGGACAAGGATATTCATTTTTTTAGCAAAGAGACAAATACCGCTCCATATGATTTAGAAGACGATAGCGGTAATTATGTTTATAAGAGCCTCGCGCGCAAGATTGACGGCTCACAGATAGCAAACAGAGTTATAATCGGTGGCGGGCAATATAATGCAAGCACATATACAGATGTCATTACTGTAAGCGGGGCAGATTCAAAGTCATTTTCTTTGCCTTATAAATTTGACAATTTGACAATTAGAATAGATATCGGAGCTGGCTGGGTTGCTCAAGATATTGGAATAGATAATATTGACGATTATGGAGCAAGTGTTGATGTATTATATAATTATCAAGACAAGATGATACGATTTGAAAATGTTTTAGCAGACGGTGATAAGATAGAATTTTCAGGCAATCCTAAAGTTGATGTTTTAGCAATAAGTGAAGAGCCAGATAGTATTGCTAAATATGGCGTTAAGACTAAATACATTGAAGACAAGTCAATAGAGGATTTAGATATAGCGAGAAAACGAGCGTCAGCAGAATTAGCAACATACGCCGAAACTGTGGAAGATGTTAAATTTAAAACATTGACAAGCGGATTGAGGGTCGGGCAATATATAAATTTGAAATCTACTGAACGAGATTGTGATACTGATTTTATTATAAACGATATAGTATTCAAAATGATTGACCCAAACACTTTTGATTATACAGTTAGCTTAATTACAACGAGAAAATATGGACTTATAGAATTATTACAAGCTATTTTAGAGCCAGACCCAAAACAAAGTGATGAGCAAGCAGTAGCACAAAAAATAAAAGCTGATGTTAAAGAAATAACAATAACAGAATTGATTGAGGTAACGAGTGCAGTAACCGATATTATAACATTGACAATAGCAGAGGATATTCAAGACGACCCATTGGGTGCTGGAGTAGAACCGACTTGGGTTCTCGGTCCTTATACACCGACAAGCATTTCAGACCCTAAGCGTGTTGGATTATTAGACCGTTCGTTAAAATTATATTAATAATTAAACATATGATTAAAAAAAATAAATCAGAATCAAAGATTATAGGAAACATTACTTTATTTAAGTTAGCTGGTTATATTACAGAAAAAAGCGAGTTTGCTCATAGAAAGGTTTTAGATTGGTTAAGAGTCGCTGAAAAATCTAGTAATGAAATGGCAGAACTTATATATAGTAGATTAAAAAAAGCAAAGATATTAAAAGAATATCAGACACATCATAATATTATAGTAACGGCTGGTAGAACTGTATTAGCAAGATTATTATCTGGGGACACAACATATTCAGGTGAGGTAAACTACGGGGCTTTAGGGACTGACGATACCGCTGCTGATAATGGCGATACTACATTAGGAACTGAAACATTTAGAAAATTACAATCGAGCCAATCTTATAGTGCCAATGTTTGCTATGTTGATTTTTTCTATTCTGCAACTGACTGCGACGGGACTTATGAAGAGTTTGGCAATTTTATTGATGGCGCTGCTGGTGCTGATACAGGACAATTATTTAGCCATCTAATTACTGGAAGCTGGGTAAAATCTAATACAGAGAGTTTATTCGTTTCTTGTAAATATACAATTTCTTAATATGAAAAATACAGAAATTATAAAAAGGATTTGGAACATAAAAAAACTTGATAAAAGAATGTCAAGCGATGAAAACATTGTAATAGTAAAAGATATTTCAGGAGCTAAAATGATTAAAGTTAAAGATAATAAATTATTAAAAATTAAATAAAAATATATGTCAAATACGGCTCGTCCAAAATCAGCTGGAGATAAATTATCAGCAGATGAGGTAAATAAAGATTTGCCTATTCTTTTAAATGCTGGTGAAACTATCGCTGGTGCTACTTTACCAGTGGCTGTTTATCAATCTACAGCTGACAACGAGGTTTATGCTTGCGACGGGAATGATACAGCTAAGTTAGAGTTTTTAGGTTTTGCTGTCTCTAATTCAACAGACGGAAATCCTATAACAATTCAACCAAAAGGAAAAGTATCTGGATTTACAGGATTAACTGAGGGGGCAAAATATTATATTCAAGATGATAAAACTATTGGAACGACTATCGGAACTTATGAAAGTTTAGTTGGTGTTGCTATTAGTGAAACAGAATTATTTATATTAAAACAAGGAAAAAATAGAACATATAGCGGTGTTAATACATTAGACGCTACTGAAAGCACAACTATAACAATAGGATTTAGACCATCAGCAATATTAGTTTATGCAACAAAAACTACATCTGGTACTTCTAGTTATGAAGATGTTAGTCAGGGTTCTTGGACTGCGAAAGGTGGTAATCATTGTGTGTATCAAAAGGGTAGTGGTCAGAGCGGATATTCTGCTAAAGCATATTATACTTACGCTGGAAATGGTGTAATAGATACAATAACTGATTCAGGTTTTAATTTCAATCATACAGACGGAAATAGTGAAGTATATGTAGTATGGACTGCAATAGAATAATAAATAAATAAAATCAGCTTCTACCATTGGCAAGGTCTTAATTTCAAGAATGGTCATCTTTGAGATTAAGTTTGAAGCTATTTAGCCCCTCTTATATTAGGAGGGGTTTTTTACTTGACTTATTAAAATAGATACGCTATAATTAAAGAGTAGTCGAGAGCAGTATATAAAATATATTTTATCTAGTAAAAAACCGTAGGAATGCTCTCGACAAGCCCTGCGGTTTTTTGCTGGATAGAGGATAAAATTATGAGAGAAATATTTAAAGACATAAAAAATTATAATGGATTATTAAAGAATTGTGGTAGAAAAAAGTTATCCACAGGAAAGACTT